ACTTCACAATAGCACCTGATGTTGCTGTTATTGAATCAAGAGAATCTCCTGTTTCGATAACAACACAACTACTAAATTGACGCTGTGGCGTTCTGACACCAGCCATTACAGGAGTTGGCAAACTAATATCAAAATTACTCACAGCATCATAGTAGTCTTTTACCCATTTCATACGAGTATCTTTTGGATAATTAGAAAAAAGAGTAGCAGCGATAAGGACATATGCAACTTGTGGTGTTTCATACAATTGCTTAGTTGCACGATTTTGCGCAAGATATTTGCCACGGAATTGTTCCATTCCCACATATGATATATTGAAATCTCTTTCATGCTTTACAAAGGCATTAATTCTTTCCCATTCATCATCATCATAAGAACCTAATAGTTCAGAATCATAAAATCCATCAGCGGTGTTTTTTTCTACTATCGCTTTTACATGCCACGGATCAAATGAACCGTATACTTCTTTGCGAATATGATAGTTAATCAGATTTCCAGCAACCCATTGATAATTTGGCGTGTCTTCACTAATCAAATCGGCTGCAGATTTAATCAATGTTTCTTGAATTTCTGCACTTGTTATACCATCATAAAACTGTATATGAGATTTAATTTCTACCTCACTGGGTGATACCCCAGCGATACCATCACAAGCAAAAAATACGACCTTATGCATTTTATCAAGGTCTAATTCTTTTTTTGTGCCGTCCCGTTTTGCTACTTTAATTGTCATCTATTCATTTCTCCGAAATCGCAATGTATTTACACATTTTAGACTTCACTTAATATCTATTGTTTATGTCCGCATCTTCCATACCGGCGACACGCAATTTTATTATATTACTAAGTTGAAAATGCTTTATTTCAAATCCCTTAGTAATTCCCTGAAACTTATTTCTCATAAGTGCTACCTGATTAATTAGTTCAGATATTGCAACAACTTCTGCCTCACCATCAGAATATTTTTCAGCATCCCTACTTGATAATGCTTTATTATAGTTTTCTAAGTATTTACGTAGATATTCACTCCGCTTTTTTCTTAGTTGTATATTTAGATGTTCTAGTATAGCCTCTAATTCTTGCAACTGCCCAAATCTATGTTCGACATATCCAGGCAGTTGCGTGGATGCTTTCTCAATATTACCTGTTACTTTTACTTCTTTTTTTGCTTCGGCAAGTTCGATTTCAAAGTGATCTAAAAAAGCAGGAATATTATTCCAATCAGCAACAACTTTACGATACCAACTCATCCGTCATACTCATCCCATTCATTATCCCATTCATCGTCAGTATCATCATCAACAAAATATCGGTCAAATGCTGTTTGTAGAATTTTATCATCATCTACCATTTCAAATATTTCGGTTTTTCTAATACCATGGTCATCCAATATTTTTATTAGACGTTCAGCAGATTCCATTTTTTCCTTTGCTGGAATAAAAGATTTAAGTGTATTCCAAACATCAAGTAATATCTCTGTATCGCCGGTTGCCATAAATTATCCCTCATATATTGCTGAGTTAGCACCATGTTCTGCACATTCAGCTTTAACACAGTAACATCTATTATCAGTTAGTTCACGAACTAGGTTATCTGCAAACTTAAATGCGTGTTCTGCAAACTTCTCTGCTCCAACACCATCAAACAGTGTAAGTTCTGCAAGACCTGCTGATTCTAGTTCAGTTAATTTATACAACATTGGATCAGCCCTGTCAACAACTACTTTGTGGTCAAAACTATCTTCCAACCATTTCTTTAGTGGCTTCAGCCCACCAAAATCCACTGCCCAATTACGATGGTCTAGATCATCGCACCCAAATGTAAATTTGAATGCGAGACTATACCCGTGTAAAAAACGACAGTGCGAATGGTCAGCATGTGGTTGCCTAAATACAGCAGAAAGACCAATATTATGCCCATAACACTTAGTAGAGTAGTACTTAGCCATTTCTAAACCTCATTAACTTCTGAGTTTTCATCAATGATTTCACCATTTGAATCAACTTCAAGTGATTCGAGTCCATGTTCATCGGAATCTAAATCTTCGTTATTCCAATCATTGATCACAATGTCAAGTTTTTCATCTGTCCAGTTTTTACGGAATTCAATGATTTCGTCACCTGATTTGGTGACATATCGCAAACGATTGCCTTGCTTTACCAACAAACCTTTTGCTTCAAAAAATTCAATTAGTCCTGAGTAAGGTGACATTCCAGTTTCATATGGAATTTCTACTTGTACACTTTCAAATGGTTTTGAATACCGTGTTTTTACAACTTTACATGCAGCACGAATACCATGTACTTGTGATGTTTTGACTCCATTTGCATCAGTTTTCAATTTTAGTTTGCGCATAGCAATAACAATTGAAGATGCATAGATAAAGCCCTGACCGCCACTAATCTTATCATCTGGATCAAACATGTCCTGTGATGCATATGTATGATTTGTTGCAATCATACCGATATTAAAATCACCAAACATATTTACACAATTACGGACTAATGCAGCCAGTGCTTTAGGCTTACGACCCATGTCACCCTTCATGTCGCCTTTGTTAAACTGGTCAACATCTGTTGGTGTCATCATCATACCAAGTGAGTCAAGCACGAATAGAACTTTAGGGCGCTCTGCTTCATCTTTATCACCATATTCAGCACGATAGTCTTTCATAAAATCTGAAATGATTTTAGCAACATCATCAATCATTGCGACATTTAATTTTAATAGTTTATCATCACTTGTATCTACATTTAGCGCATGTAACCATGATTCATCAAGTGCATTTTCACTATCTATGAGAACAACAAAAATACCCTGTTCTTGTGCGTGTCTTACAATATTACCGGCTGCGATATATGATTTACCTGCCCCGGACTCACCTGCAAGAACAGTTACTTTTCCCAGTGGAATACCCTTGTGGAAATCATTGGATATTAACTTGTTTAGACAGTAGTTACCTGTTGAAATCCATGTGTCCGGATCTCGAAATCCCATAGACATACCTGGGACTGCTTTCGTAATGCTCTTACGAAATTTTGAAGCATCAAATGCTTTAGCCATATTAGACTCCTAATAAAAATGTATGGTGTAGGAGAGCAATACATCGCTCTCCTTTTTTATGTACGATCTACTATTAATCAGTTTTACGATTACGGATCATTGCAAGAATATCAGACGCATCCGCGCCTGCATTACTAGTTGCTTCTTCGGCTACAGGTGCTGCAACAGGCTCTGCTTCAACTTTAGGCGCAGATTCAGCAACGGGGGCTGTCTGATTTGTTGTAGTGGAAGAAACCACAGAACCATTTGCAATGGCTCCTTCAGGAACATCCATGCCATATGGACGATAAAAGTTTGCCCAACGATTTGGATCATACAACTCACCATCTACTGATGCTTCAAACATTTCCATAATTACACGAAGTTCATCTTCTGATGGACGTTTAGGCATGAAATCATTTAGGTTATACAACCCATGTGTTTCAATAGATTGGCGCTCTGCTTCATTTAGTGAACGCTCTTTACGAGCCCAATTTGAAGTTGAATAGTCTGCATATTGTCCTTTTTGTGTTTTAACAAGTCTAAAGTCAGTTCCTGCATCATAATCAGTTGGCAAGTTTTCCATATCAGGATCCATAAGTGCTGATTTCAATAACTTAAAGATTTGCGGACCAATTACAAAACGACGGATAGGATTTTCTGGAGGGGTTTCATTCATAGGATCTGTTACAACAAATCCTTGAAAAATATATGAACGCTTTTTCCAGTATTTGCGGCCTAAATCTTCCATTGATGGGTCTTTGAACCATGGACGGATTTCTGCGTGAACAGGGCAAGTGTCTCCCCACATTTCAACGCACGGTACTTGCACTGAAATAGGCTTTTGTTCGCCGCCCAATACACCTGCAAATGGAATTTTTATTACTTGACGTTCACGCCAAAAGAATACATTGTCAGGGGAATCATCTGGTAAAAAACGAATAACTGCAGTACTATCATTATCCATATTCCAGAAAGGATAGATTGCGTCTGTGCCGCGTGATTGATTTGAATTTGTTTCTGCTTTATTTTCTTGTGCAAGCAGTTTTGCACGAATTTCTGCTAGTGTTGCCATTTTACTTTTCCTTTATATTAGCCTTATTAGCCATGTTAGATTTATATTAGCTTTAGTTGTGATATGCATTATCCTCTCTAGAGCATATATACATATTACAGTATTTATTTATCAATGTCAAGCAAAAAGAGGGCATAATGCCCTCTTTTTAAAATAAATTTTTATTAAATTTTAGTCGAAATCATTGAATGATTTAAATGCTTCTGATAACATATCATCCATTTTATCTTCGATTGTGGTTTCTGCTACATCTTCAGGAACTACATCTGACATTTTTGCAAGTCTAGCGCCCATTTCTAATGATTCACGCGACACTGTATGTGGGGCTACTTTTACTTGTTCTGCAATGTTTCTTAAAAATACAGATAATTCTGCTGCACGATCATTACTTCTATCATGCCTACGATTATCATCGCACGATTCAACATGTATTCTACTAGCCAAATCTATAAACTTTTGTGCAAGACTAGGAGTTTTACTATCTTCATCTAGTTCAATTTTCTTAATGCCACTAATGTCAATATTACTATCACGGTATGAAATGGTATTAACTGGAGAACCGTCTTCATTGCATGCTTCAATAATATTTTTAACACGCTCTAATTGATTTGTTTTTTGATTTTCTGATTCTGTTGTGTTTACACGATGTATAAGAGGTAGAATATCTGTTAATTTATCTTCGAATGTTGATTTTGTAAACTTACGAACATAATCATTTACTGTTTCTTCTGATATTTCTTCAGATACATCTGCTTCATTTAATGCAATTGATTCTACGAATGATGTATAACCTTTAGCACTTTGAATACGTTTAATACTTTCTTTGACTGTTTCTATTTGTCTTTTCACATTAAGGACTATGTCACGGTTTGTTTCGTTTACCAATCCTTGTTTATTTACAATATTCATAAATTCTTTTAGTTTAACTAATGTAGTGGTTTGTTCAATAATTGCTTCACCAACCAAGTCACTTGGTACGCCACCATTACTAACGTGTCTAGCCATTGCACGTGCACCTGATAGATGTTTATTTGGATATTTAAAACGTTCACCATCCGAGTTTTCTACAAATATTGCAGAAATGTTACGTGATCTTGCACCGCGTTGTTCTTCATTGACTGAAGATTTGTGTCTTATAATCAATCTAACATTTTCAAGAGTCTGGCGACTTGTTTTTGCCGAACCTTCTAATGGGCTCAGTCCTTCTCCTAATAAATCACTCATTTCTTGCTCCTTACTACGTTTACTATTTGTTTCTATATTATATGTATAATTTTTAGGTTCTATATGCTTGCCAAAAGTTCTAATATCAAAATCCATAAGATTACTTTTAGTTAAATTTTTAATTAAATTCATCATCTTTTCTACCTTAGGTGTATCAATATCAACATTTTCTCCAATATGAAATTTTATTTCATCCGATTTATCATCTATAAAAATCATAATGTTAGGCTCGCGTACATAAAAGTATCTTGCATCTTCTGGTACTGCAACACTTTTGCCATCCTCATTAGAGAATAGTTTAGGCGATAGTCCATTGCCTTGAAGTATTCTCATTACTTTTTCTGCTATATTTTTAAAATTAATTGCCATAATATTGTTCCCTTTTTAGTATTTATCAAAATACCATAGGAAGTGGTTCATCATAGTCATCATTCGTATCTAAACTTTCACCTAATAATTCTTCATATTGTTCATCAAATCGTGATATAACTTGTATTTGCCTCACACACAATAATGTAGCACTAACAAGATCATCAGTCTCTCCTAATTTTGCTTCATAACTTTTACCTTTAGCAACAAAGGTCTTAAACTCTCTTATTAAGTTCTTACTGATAGGTGTCATCTTATCACTTTCAATCCATGACTTCATCTTCATACACGCAGTAATTTTAGTCTTATATGTTGTGGTAAACCCTTTACGTATCGACCGACTAGCACCTCGCTTCTTGGGTTCATGCAGAAACTCTCCAGGAAATTTATCTTCATCCATCTCTTCAATAAGTATCAATGCTGCCTCGCCAAGTGAGTTATTTTCAACACTCCAGTATATCTCTGGTGACTTATTTCCTAATTCTTTCAATTCTTCTTTGAGAATATGTAGTATATCATATAAAGTCTTTACCTGCCCTCTCATATCAGTTTTATTATGTTGCCATTCTGCTACTTGGTTCATCTCTGGTAAACTCCAGACCTGTATGGCTGCGTTATCACCTCCTGTGCCCATTGCAGGGTCAAGTCCAACGACATAGGTATTTCCTTTCTTTATAGAATCATACCAGCGTATCTGACCTGTCTTACGTAATGGCTCAATACCTCTAAACTGTGATAATTTCACACTGTCAACCAATGTTTCATCAAATGCAACAAATTCACATTCATGTTCACGTAAGAAACGTTCTACACCAACACGCCCTCTTTCTTCACTTGCCCATTTATCATCTCTGTCAGGATGCTGAGACCAAACTGCTTTATATGCTCTAAACCCATTAACTCCAACTTCTGTTTCATTTCCAAATTCATCAACTGTTTTAATACCACCTTGCCAAATAAGAGCAAACTGGTCATCATCCAAATTTGGCGTTGATGTAATAATTGCTTTACCACCTGTTGCTAGAGTAGGCGAAATAGATGTCCAAAATTCTTTGGCAATTGTAGGTCTAACAAATGCAAACTCATCTGCATATAATAAAGAGATAGACAAACCACGACCAGTGTTTTCTGTTGTTGCCTGTGCAATAATTCTGGACCCATTATCAAATTCAATCGAGCCTTTATTATATGATATAACACCACACCTAATATAATCTGGACATAATTCATATGCATATCTAATTCTATGCATAATTTCTTGTGCGCCACTATACTTGTGCGCAGCAATCAAGATTGTTTGGTCTGGAACAAACATTGCATACCATAGTAAATAGCCAGCAGCAGTTGTGGACTTGCCCATCTGTCTTCCTAGCATTGAAATACTGTATCGATAGTTGTGATATGAATTTACAAGTTCATTTTGGTATTCATATGCTTTGTATATCATACTACCTTTGGTAGGATGCTGAATTGTGAAGTACGTATTCAGAAAATAGGAAGGATTATCTATACATTGACTGAATTCACTTAATTGCGCATCGGTGAATTCGGTGTTTTTGTATGCTTGCTTTGTCAGGTCTGCCATAATAATTATATACTCACTTAATTTATATATGTATTTAGCACAAAAAAAGCGCCCCGGCGGGCGCTTTTAATTATTTTGAATAATCAGTGATTATTAACTATTATCATATTGATGTAATGTCGTTCCAATTAGAACATACATTTTTGTACCATCAGATGAAAGATTTGCAAGAGAACCACCACGTGCACGTTTTGTTGTACCATTATATGCCATAGTTGACATATCATATGCAGTTGTCATCGTAAATTCATACATAGAATCTGTGTTTGCACCAAACATATAAAGTTTTAGTCCATCTGAACTAAATTGAAGCATTTGAGGACTTGAGTCAATATCCCCTGTCCAATACTCATTACCTGTTTTATATTCAGTAGTGATATCAAATGCAGTTTCTAATACTCTTTCAACAATTCTATCTCCACGTGTATGGAATAATTTCTTACCATCATAAGACATAGCAAAGTCAGTAATATTAGTCTCACCTATTATATCTTTAAAGTATGAATCTGAACGAGGTGACGTAGATTTTGTTAAAGTAGCGACATCAAATGGCGTACCAAAATCATACTGATATATTTCTCTAGGATTATGGTCGTTTAGAACAAACATTTTTGTACCAGCAGAGTTAATATGGATACGTTTCAAGATTCCGTTCATTCCGCCTAGTGGTGAGTCGCCTAGTTGCACAGGCTTGTCTAAAGATGCACTACTTATATCGTGAGCAATAGAAAGTGTATACTCATCGACCCTTCGCGCGTTCATCGTATATAATTTAGTTCCATCATCACTTAATGTCCAGCCATTAGAATATCCAGTGTTAAAAGACTTATTAGCATCTACAAGACTTGTTATATCTCCTGCCCAAGTAATAGACCCACCCGAAGAAGTTACCGGTGTATGGTATGATCCATCAGTTCTATATATGTTTGCATAATTAACATCGGTTGATACCATAACTCTACTTCCATTAGGACTAATAAACACTTCCCACGCATTTTTGAAGTAATGTGTATTACTAGGTGTAGAAGATATTGTACTAATATCCCATGGAGTTGACATTGTGTATTCACGTAAAGTATCATCTTCTCTCATAAATGTGTATGCTTTTGTTCCATCTGCGCTCATTTGGAAAGAATGAGCAGGATTAGATGTTGTAAATTCATATGTATTTGCTGTCCAATATGCAGTTGAAATATCCCATGGTGTTGCACATATATACTGTTTCACAATTCCTCCACTAGTAGCATAAGCATAATATAGATTGAATCCTGATCCGTCTGGATTAAATTCTATGTTACGTAACTGTGTAAGTGAATTAACCCCAGAATTTACTGCTGTATAAACTGCGGTAGAAAGATCATGTGGCGTACTCATCGTGTAATGATAAAGTTTATTATCAAAATCAATCGCATACAAATTAATGCCATCTGGCGACACAAATACATTGTATAAGGAGTTAGTTAGATTACTAAGAGTCTTTGAACTTTGACCAGTGGTACCACTAATTGCACTACTTATATCATGTGCGATACTCAATTCATATTGATACACTATTTTACTAGTACTGTTGATTTGATATAATTTTGTGCCATCATTAGAAACAAATTTAGTATGGTAGAAACTACTGTGAACTTTTTTATCGTCAACAATACTATCAAAATCAAAGTTCCAAGAAGCATCATAGCCAACTGGTGTGGTAACTGTGGGCAATGATGCATTAGCAGTACCATCAATTTTGTAAGTAACAACTATGTTAGAAGATATCCGCCCAGAAACTGAGTTTCCATCATCACTTATCAACATCTCATATGCTTGAGTAAGTTGTTGAGATTTTACACCATTATTAACAACAGTTGATAAATCAAATGGAGTTGATAAATCCAATTGATATGTTCTATCACCACCTGTACCATAAACAAATATTTTTGTTCCATCGTATGATATATTCATTCTCGTAGGTGTAGAGTCCAATATTGCTACATTAAATGTTACACCAGTCCAATATATACTGTCTATACTACCTGGAGTTGTCATAACATATTCGTATATAAAATTATCAGAAAACATTATATACATTTTTGTAGAATCATGCGATAAATCA